GACTTCTGCTGTGAAGCCTGCCGAAATAAGTACATCCGCGACACGACAAAATGAAGGAGGAAAATACCGTGAGCAAGGACTATTCTCTGTCCCTGAGAGGCGAGGCTTTCAACAGCCTGTGCGCTGACTTCGACACCACGCTCCGCGACGTGCTGGCTGGCATGATCGAGACGGAGCAGAACACCGGCGAGATCAACATTAAGGTCAAAATCACCCTCACCGATGACTCGGCCCCCGACTACACCGTGGCCGGCGGCCATCAGACCAGAGAGGTGACGAAGCCGAAGTTCGACCACACCGTTGCCTACGTCATCCAGCGCAAGGAGAAGAAGAGCGGTAGCTTCTCCGGTAACTTCGAGCTGGTCTTCGATAAGGCCAGCGGCCAGTATTTCTACCGCGACATCGACAACGGCCAGACCACACTCTTTGATGGTGACGGCGATTCTGCTGACTTTGCAAACGCCCAATATGACGTCGTTGACGAAGGCCCCAGAGGGCTTCCTGCGGCCCCTGAGAGCAGCGTAATCGACGGGGAGGAAGTTGGACCTGCGGACGCAGAAGACGCTACTCCTGACGCTGCTGGCGAGTTTGAGGAGAAAGCCATCGACCCCGCGCATGATCCGTCCAAGCCCTTCGGTTGGCTCCGCCAGTTCATCGGTGAGACGATGAACGTCACCGAGGCGATGGGCAATTACACCGTCCGTACGCAGGGCAACAAGGTTGTCCTGTCCTCCGCGACCAGCCCCGAGAACCCGTTCTACTGCTCCGCTGAGAAGCTGAGTCCCCATGTCGGTCACGCCGTTGTGTGCGTCGGCTATGGCGATGACGAGATCGTGAACATCTCCATTGAGTGTGAGGATTGCAGCGAGGTTCTGTTCGACATCGACTCTCCCCATGTCGGCATGGAGGATGCCACCGAGAAAGAGGATTCGGGCGAAGAGGAGCCAACCGAGGAGACGGATGCGACCGACGCTGCCGCAGAGGAAGAGCCTGTCACCGAGGGGCCTGCTGACGAGAACGAGCCAAACGGTTACGAGTACGACGAACCCGAGGCGTAACGAACCGCGATTTGAGCAGAGAGGAGGGCTGGCATGAAAAGCCCAATCGACATAGTGCGCGGCAGGATCGTTGACATCGACAAGCACGGCATCGTGACCATCAAGGCCCGCTACGACGACTGGCCGATGCTCCTGAAGCGCGAGTACAAGGAGTGCAATATCCAGATGATCGACAGCCGCCCGCTGTCCGATAAGCAGAGGCGCACCTGTTACAAGCTCATTCGAGAGATCTCGAACTACACCGGCATGGGGCTTGACCCGACCAAGGAGTACATGAAGCTGAAGTTCATCGCAGAAGACCTGCAGGAGACGGCTGACCAGATGTTCTCCCTGAGCAACGCCCCTATGAGCCTTGTGTGTGCGTTCCAGCGGTTTTTGGTGCGGTTCATCCTCGACTGGGACATTCCGTGCAACTTCTCTCTGCTCGATTTTGTGGATGATGTTCAGGACTATGTGTACGCTTGCTTGGTGAGCAAGAAGTGCTGCATCTGCGGGAAACCGTGCGACCTGCACCACGTCGATCATGTCGGTGCGGGCCGCGACCGCGAGGAAATCATTCACGAGGGAATGGAGGTGCTCCCGCTTTGCAGGGAGCACCATTCCGAAGTCCACGTGATAGGGTGGCTGACGTTCCAGAAGAAGCACCACCTCACGAGAGGCGTCCTGCTGGATAAGCACCTGTGCAAGCTATACAGACTGAAACGAAAGGAAGAAACCGAGAATGCTGAACAAGATAATCTTGATGGGCAGATTGACCCGTGACCCCGAATTGCGGCGCACCGGAAGCGGGACGGCCGTGACCTCGTTTGCGCTGGCCGTTGACCGCGACTTCAAGGGGCAGGGGGGCGAGAAAGAGACGGACTTCATCGACGTGGTCGCGTGGAGAAACGCTGCCGAGTTCGTGAGCAAGTATTTCACGAAGGGGCGCATGGCCGTTGTGGAAGGCCGGCTCCAGATCCGCGACTGGAAGGACAAGGAGGGCAATAATCGCCGCAGCGCGGAGGTTGTGGCCGACAATGTCTATTTCGGTGACAGCAACAAGGACGGTGGCAATCGGTCTGGCGGCGGCAGCTATGGCGGAGGTTACGACAACAGCTACCAGCAGCCCAGCGGAGATTTTTCCGAGATTCCCGATGACGACGCCGGCGAACTGCCGTTCTGATAGGAGAGCATCGAATGGAAAAGAGTAAGATCGAGTGGTGCGACAGCACATGGAACCCCGTGAGCGGCTGCTACCATCCGTGCCCGTACTGTTACGCCAGATCGACGGCGAATCGCTTCAAAGGCTGCGACTGTGCGGCCGGCGGAGAGACCGACGAGAATGTGGTGTACCTGAAGGAACGGCTGACTGTTACCAGCAAGGACGGCGTCGTCCGAAATGCGGCGTACCCCTTCGGCTTCACGCCTA